CATACGAGGCGAATGGTGACAATGTCAGACTATGAGTACGCTGACTTGATCGATGATAGCGATAAAGTACGTTTGCTTGTAGATCCAACATCTACATATAGCCGTGCAGCTGCTGCTGCTATGGGCCGCGCAATGGATGATGTTATCATCACTGCTGCACTTGGCACATCGCAAACAGGTAAAGACGGTTCAACATCAACCACACTACCAGCCGGGCAAAAAATTGCTCATGGTTCTGCTGGTTTGACTATTGCTAAATTAGTATCTGCTAAAGAGCTACTAGATGCAGCAAGTGTTGATCCATCTATTCCACGGCACATCGTTGTTTCACCAAAGCAGATCTCTGACCTGTTGAACAACACAACCGTGACTTCAAGCGACTTCAACACTGTAAAAGCTTTGGCTCAAGGTGAGATTAACTCGTTTGTAGGCTTTACCTTCCATGTAAGCAACCGTCTAACAACAGACGGATCAGGTGACCGTCAGGTTATCGCGTTTGCTGGTGACGGTATCAAGCTTGCTGTTGGTAAAGAGCCAGCTGCACGTATTGATGAACGAGCTGACAAGTCATACTCAACGCAAGTCTATTACTGCCAAACCATCGGGGCCACTCGTATGGAGGAAGAAAAAGTAATAGAAATCGCGTGTTCAGAATAAGGAGATTGACTAATGGCTACTGTTTATTCAACACAACGCACTAACAGTAGGGCAGAGCCTATTGTTATGAACAAAGCAAACGAAATGGGCGGACGTATCCGTGTTGCTCATGGCGTTTACGAAGCATCTTCTTTAGCATCTGGTGATGTTATTGAGATGTTTATACTTCCAGATGGCGCACGTTTGCTTGAGGGATCATTAGCGCATGACGCTCTTGGTAGCTCAACAACATTGTCAGTTGGTCACGCAGCATACAAAAATGCAGACGGTACAGCAGTTGCTGCCGCTGCTGCTGCGTATAAAGCTGCTGCTGCCTCAACATCTGCTCAAAAAGTAGACATCCTTGCAACACTAGCTCTAGGCTCAGGCTCAGAGTTAGACGCTGATGAGGATGGCGTTATAGTCACAGCGACTATGGGCGGTGCTGCTGGTACAGGCACTATCGAAGTAACCATCAAGTATGTGGTTGACTAATTAGGTTGGGGCGGTTCGCCGCCCCTTCTTTTACAGGATAGGTTAAAATGGCTAGTACAGTTGATATTGCAAACTTTGCGCTAAACAATTTAGGCGCTTCTAATATTACCTCATTAGATGAAAACAGTAAGGCGGCGCGAGTTGTTAACCAACGCTATGAGTCGGTAAGAGATGCAGTCTTTCGAGCGCATCCTTGGAACTGCTTAATCAATCGCGCAAGTTTAGCACAAGAAACAACAACGCCAGCTTTTGGGTATACTTATCAATATGCGTTACCAACAGACCCATTTTGTTTACGAGTGCTAGAATTTAGTAACGGTACTCTTTCTTACCCACAGGATAATATTACTAACAACACTGGTGGCCCGGTTTTTGTTATTGAAGGCCGTAAACTTCTTACGGATGAAGGAACTGCTCAGATTAAATATATTGGTCGCGTTACTGATACGCAGCTATATGACGCTAGTTTAACTGAAGCGTTAGCTGCTAAATTAGCTGCTGAGATATGTTATGCGATTACAGGTTCAACAAGCATGGTGCAAATACAGACTTCTCTGTACGAAGCCAAGGTAAACGAAGCACGATTTAACGATGCAACAGAGGGCGCAACGCAACGCCTAGAGGCAAGTGACTTTATTGAAAGCAGGTTCTAATGGCACGTTCAGCACCAGCGTTTAGCTCGTTTACAGCAGGTGAGATTAGCCCAAGGCTAGAAGGGCGTACCAATATAGAAAAGTATCGTGAAGGTTTATCAGATCTTACGAATATGATAGTTATGCCTCATGGCGGTGTAACACGTAGGCCAGGCACAGAGTATCTCGGAGAGATTGCTGACAGCTCTGTAAAATCAAGATTAATACCGTTTCAGTTTAAAACATCTGACACGTATATACTTGAGTTTGGCAATCAGACTATGCGTGTTTTAAGTAACGATTTACAGGTTTTAAACTCTACGACACGTAATATTTCTGCTGCAACAAAAGCAAACCCTGTTGTGATTACAACAAGCGCTTCTCATGGCTACAGTAACGGCGATGAAGTGTATATAGATAGCGCTGGTGGCATGACAGAGATTAATGGGCGTAACTATTTAGTTGCAGGTGTTACGTCTACTACGTTTCAGCTAACTGATTTGTTTGGCAACAACATAGATGGAACAGGTTTTACAACTTACACATCTGGCGGCACAGTTAATGAGATATATGAAATATCTACTGTATATACAGAAGCGCAGCTATTTGATTTACGTTTCGCTCAATCTGCTGACACTATGTATATTGTTCATCCTAGCCACCCAGTTAAAACACTGACGCGAACAGATCATAATGCTTGGACTTTTGCAAACCTTACGATTAATGAAAACAGCACACCTACACTTACAAGTTCTAATAACTATCCAAGTGTTGTTTCTTTTTTTGAGCAACGATTAGTTTTTGGTAATACTAATAATAATCCGCAAACTCTTTGGTTTAGTAAAAACGGTGATTATGGAAACTTTCATACAGGCACGGCTGATGACGATGCTTTGATATACACCATAGCGTCTAATCAGGTGAATGCTATTCGCTTTCTCTCAGCAACAAGGGTTTTGACTGTGGGAACGTCTGGTGGTGAGTATGTGCTTACATCTACAAACGATGGGCCAGTGACACCAACAACGACACTTATTCGTAAATATTCTAACTATGGTACGGCAGAAATAGAACCTGTACAGGTTGCAGACGTTACCTTGTTTGCTCAACGTGGGAAAAGAAAGGTGCGCGAGTTTAAGTTTGTCGGTGACGTTAACACAGGAGGCTACTCAGCGCCTGATATGACCATCTTAGCTGAACATGTGACTGAAGGTGGCTTGGTGCAAATGGCCTATCAGCAAGAGCCTGACAGCGTTGTGTGGTGTATTAGAGATGATGGTACGCTGCTTGGTTTAACGTACAGGCGAGAAGAAGAGGTTGTTGCTTGGCATAAGCATGTGATTGGCGGCTCGTTTAGCAGTGGTCAAGCTGTTGTAGAAAGTATTGCGACACTGCCAACAGACACTGGTGAAGATGAATTGTTTATGATTGTCAAACGTACGATCAACAGTGTTACCAAGCGTTACATTGAAAAAATGAAAGTCTTTGACTTTGGAGATGATGCAACAACAGCATTCTTTGTTGATAGCGGCTTATCTTACAGCGGTAGTGCTACAACTACATTGTCAGGCTTGTATCACTTAGAAGGTGAGACTTTACAGGTTCTTGGCAATGGTGCGACACACCCAGACGAAACGGTAAGCAACGGTGGTATAACTTTAGATTATTCATCTACAAAAGCTGCTGTTGGATTTGGTTTTGACAGTAACATGCAAACTTTGCGTATTGAGTCCGGATCTGTAGACGGAACAAGCCAAGGTAAACCAAAGCGTGTGCATGGCATAACTGTGCGTTTCTTTGAAACTGTAGGCGCAGAAGTTGGTAATGACAGCGGTGAAGTCGATAGGATATTCTTTAGAGATAGCTCTATGGACATGGATACTGCTGTTCCTATGTTTACTGGTGATAAAGATATTGAGTTCCCTGGTGGCTTTGATGACGATGATCGTGTATATATTAAACAGGGTCAGCCCTTGCCGCTAACCGTTCTTGCGTTCTACCCACGCATGAATACATTTGATAAGTGAGTTTAAGTAATGTGTAATCCTTTCGCGCTTATATCAACCGGAGTACAGGTAGCAGGGGCTATTAGCAGCAAGAAGGCAGCAGATAAGGCTGCGGCTGCGGCCCTGCGAGCTGGCGAGTTTAACGCAAGCATTATAGAGCGGGACATTGATTTGTTTGAGCGTCAGCGCGGCATTATGAATGCACAGTTTGCTATTGATAGTGAAAGGGCCGCAAGTGCATTTGAGAACCAGGTGCAGGGTACACTTAGAGCAAGCACAGGGTATGCAGGGTTTGATATGAGCCAAGGTACACCAATGGCTGTTCTTAGGCAAAACGCTCGTGAGTTTGATTATGAGCAGTCCGTCAATAAGTTTAACAATGAAATTGCAAATCTACAGATTAGTGATGCACAGGAAGAGGCTAGGCTTAATGCAGAGCTTTCTCGCATGGAGGGCGGCATGGCTGCTGCGAGCGCTAGAGCTTCCGGTACTGCTGCGTTAATGTCTGGGTTTGGCGGTGCTGCAAAAACAGCTTATGAAACAGGTTTAATAGGCGGTGATGACTGATGAAGATACCAGTATATACAGCACAAGCAAGCGTAACTAGAGAAGCTCCAGGCAGACAGATAAGGGCTAGACAGTCACCAAGCGCTATGGCGCAAGCTGAGTTGGATAAAGAAAAGCCAATGAGCGCTGCACTTAAAGCAGCAGGTGAGTACGCTAAAACCAGATACAATATACAAACTCAAAATAATTTAGACAAAGCTCTACTAGATGCAGAAGAGGGCTTAAATGAAAGATTAAGAGAATTACAGAAAAGCCCAGATTATAATAATATTCTGGATGGTGATGACCCTCTTTGGGATAAAGAAACAAATGAGCTTCTACAGGCTAGCCTTAAAAAGGTTGGAACAGATCGTTATGCGCGACAACAGCTTACAAGTAGATTTGCGAACTTAGAACAAAGAGGGAGATTCCAGCTTCGTGATTTTATTGATGAAAAAATAAAAGCTACCGCTAAATTGAATAGAGATCGCAATCTCCAAAGCACACAAGATGAGATAATAAATAGGCCTGATCTTGCAAACACAATGCTTAAAATTGGAGAGCTAGATGCAAATACAAAAAAACTTGGCGCTATCGGGGCAGGTAACCGTGATATATTATCTGAGCAAC